GGCGAAGCGCAGACTTTGCAGGGGCTAGATATCAAAGCCCCCTCTCCAATTGAGGGCCAGTATACGTGGACAGGCAAGTATGAGCCGTTTGCACACCAGAAAAAGACCTCCGCTTTCCTGACATTACACAAACGCGCCTTTTGCTTTAACGAGCAGGGTACAGGCAAAACAGGCAGTGCTATATGGGCGGCTGACTATTTGTTAGGCCTAGGCCTAATTAAGCGCGTCTTAGTTATCTGCCCCTTGTCTATCATGGACAGCGCATGGCGAGAGGACTTATTTAGTTTTGCCTCTCATCGTACCGTGGACGTGGCACATGGCGCATCCGAAAAACGCAGGGAGATTATACGGGGTGGCGCAGAGTTCGTCATAATAAACTATGACGGTGTTAAGATAGTAGAAGATGAGATAGCCAAGGGTGGCTTTGATCTTATCGTGGTTGATGAGGCCACGCACTATAAGAACCCTCGGACTACACGGTGGAAAACACTACGGAAGATAATTACAGACGATACGTGGCTGTGGATGATGACAGGCACACCCGCCGCGCAGTCTCCGCTAGACGCATACGGGCTTGCGAAACTGGTAAATCCTACGGGCGTCCCTAGATTTTTCGGTTCGTTTCGTGACATGGTTATGTTTAGGAAAACCCATTTTAAATGGGAGACAAAAGAAAACGCTGTGAACGTAGTCCACAAAGCTCTGCAACCTGCGATACGGTTTACCAAAGAAGAATGTCTTGACCTACCGCCAATGGTGTATGTCAAACGTGCTGTTGAGATGACACGGCAACAAAAACACTACTACAAGACGCTGAAAAACAAGTTAGTCATGCAGGTAGCGGGAGAAGAGGTTACTGCCGTAAATGCAGCGGTGGGCATGAATAAGCTACTGCAAATTGCAGGTGGAGCTATCTACACTGACGGTGGTGACACTGTGACCTTTGATATTAAGCACAGATACAATGTTCTGCGTGAGGTTATAGACGAAGCCAACAAAAAAGTCTTGGTGTTTGTACCCTTCAAGCACACGATAGACGTCTTGACGGACAAACTACGTGCAGATGGGATCACGGCAGAGATAATCCGTGGTAACGTATCAGCGGTACGGCGCACAGAGTTGTTTAAACAATTCCAGACCACGCCTGACCCCAAAGTTTTGGTTATCCAACCACAATCTGCCGCTCACGGAGTTACGTTAACCGCAGCCGACACAGTTGTATGGTGGGGGCCAACCTCTTCTTTGGAAACATACGCACAGGCAAACGCTAGGGTGCATAGGGCAGGGCAAGACCACAAGTGTACGGTTGTGCAGTTGCAAGGCTCTGCTGTAGAAAAGCATGTTTATAGACTTTTGGACGCCAGAATAGACGTTCATTCAGAAATTATAAATCTTTATAAAAATATACTTGACTAGCCTATAAAACTACAATAAACATTAAATCTCGACGTGTTAGGAGGATACTCATGTCAGAAAAAGATGTATCAGTGGATACACTTACGCGCACGTATATAAAAATAAGAGCAAAACGTGCAGAATTATCGTCTGAGTTTAAGAAGTCAGATGACGTCCTACAGATGCAGTTGGAGAAAGTGAAGACTACACTGCTCAATTACTGCAAAGAACAGGGCGTAGAGAGTGTTCGCACCTCTGAGGGTATATTTTACAGGTCAGTAAAAACGCGGTACTGGACGAGCGATTGGGAGGCCATGCACGACTTTGTTAAAACGCATGACGCCTTGGAGTTGTTGGAGAAACGTATTAGTCAATCTGCCCTGCAAGAGTTCTTAGAGGACAACCCCGACCTTCCGCAGCCAGAAGGTCTTAAAGCTAAATCTGAATATACATTGTCAGTGAGGAAAAAATGACAACACAATTTAGGCCTATAGAGGACTTAGCTAAGAAGCTATCAGTCTCCACATCTACCGTCCGTGCGTGGACACGACAGGGACACATCCCTGATAACGCCTACATCAAAATCGGTCAGACGTACCGTTACTTGGTGGATGAGGCAATCGCGGGGTTGATTAAGCATAACGCTGAACCCAACACGATGATTGTTGATGATACAGTTGATGAAAAAGAGACATTGTATGACGATAGTCAGACTGAAATCTTGTTTAAAGAAGATCAACAATAAGCCAGAATAGGAGAATACAAATGGCAGAACAAAACCCGATGTTTCATAACATCGACAGCGTGGTGGCTATGTACCCCCGCATGAACAAGACATACCGCTTCGACAGCACGGAAAGAAAATCTGTGCCTTGCGGTGTGTTTGAAGATGGTGCGGCATACACCACATCATTCCTTATGACTAAGGCGCAAGCCAAAGAGTTGTACGAAGCTATGGCGCAAGCCTACACTATGAAGCGGGAACCTAGCTGGCCCGAAAAGTTTGAGATGCCCTTTAAAAAACGTGAGGATGGAACTTACGAGGGTAAAGCACGTCTCAAGGGTGCGTATGGTGAAGATGCTACACGCAAGCCAGCGCAGTATGATGCCAAGGGTGTTAAGCTGGACGATGACTTTATGCTAACGTCTGGAAGCACCGTGAACATTGCTATTGCTTTCGTACCCTACAATATGCGCGAGGCCTCTGTATCGTTACGTCTCCGCGCTGTGCAAATCGTAGAACTTAAAGCTATGGAAGAACAAAATCCATTTGGTTCGGTTAGCGGTTACGATAGCAAGGCCAAGCCACAGATTAGTGGGTTTGAAATAGACGTACAAGAAAGCCCTTTCCCTGCCGCATCCGAGGATGAAGCAGAGGAGGAGCCAAAAAAGACAACCAAGAAAAAGGTTGCGCCTAAGTCAAAAGAAGTTGACCCTGAGCTGTCCGAAATATTGGGCGCTTGGGAGGACTAACTTACTACTGCCACAACCAGACTATAGATAAGGCGTTTATGCGTCTGGTTGTGGCGTCTTTTGACGTTGGGGATATTGATGGACACCAAGACTTTTTTAGAGGCAGTGCTACCCCCCGAGGGTCCATACTGCATATTCGCTGCTCGTGCGTCTGATGAACGTAGGGTACAGAAGTTTTATACTACTTTAGATGTTGTTGTAGATGCTGCTAACGGGTTTAATGGTGACGGGTTTGACGTATACTTTGCTCTGGCATCTTTAGTAGAAGCAAAAAACCGTAAAGTAGATAACGTAAGTCATCTTGGCTCTTTGTTTCTGGACCTAGATTGTGGCCCTATGAAAGAGTACGCCACGCAAGCCGAGGCGTTTACCTCACTAAAAGATTTCTGCAAGGTTCTAAAGCTACCGAAACCGCTAATCATAAACTCGGGCCGTGGGGTGCATGTATACTGGCCTTTGTCTGAACCTGTCGCATTAATAGAGTGGTTACCTGTAGCAGAACGACTGAAGTTTATGTGCAAGAAGCATGGGCTTAAAGCTGACCCTGCGGTTACATCTGATGCTGCTAGGGTATTACGGGTAGTCAACACACATAACTACAAGACAGACCCGCCAACATTGGTAGGGCCGTTCCATGAGCAGACTATCACCAAGATAGATTTCGATACTTTCTCAGAGTTGTTAGGGGGAGAATCCATACCTGCGCCCAAGAAGTATACGCCACAGACTAACAACTCAGTCACAGACCTACTTCATCAAAACATGCAAAGTAACTTTAAGGATATTCTTGGTAAGACAATGGCGGGACGTGGCTGCGATCAGTTACGCAGCATTGTGCTTGAGCAAGAGACTACATCTGAACCTATGTGGAGAGCGGGGCTATCCATAGCCAAATTCTGCTCCGATGCGGATAAAGCCGCGCACCTCATATCTAAGAAACACGCAGGGTATACCGCGTTGGATACCGCAGAAAAACTGAACCTTATAAAAGGGCCGTACCTCTGTAGTACGTTTGACCAACACAACCCTGACGTATGTCCTAAATGCCCTAATTGGGGTAAGGTCAAGTCACCGATAACGCTAGGCAACAGGGTAAGGGAAGCGGATAAAGAGGAGATAGTAGAAGCACCTGCTGTTAACCTACCTAATGCACCCAAGAACAAATACGTTATACCTACGTACCCACGCCCATATTTTCGGGGGGCAAGCGGTGGCGTATATTATAGGACTACGAACAACGATGGGGATATTGATGAAAAGTGTCTCTACCACAATGATCTTTACGTGGTGCGTAGGCTGCGCGATCCAGAGGTGGGCGAGGCTATTGTTATGCGTCTGCA